GCCCTGAATTTTATTGCCATCGGGAAGAATATACCAGGCTCCAGTTCTAGATACAATCCCCATTAACTCTGCAGTGTCTACTAAATCTGCTACAGCATCTATGCCCAATGTGTCTCCTCTAAAATAAAAATCGTATTCTCCAGATTGAAATGCTGGAGAGGTTTTAGAAAATTGCAATTCCCATCTAACTTTTCTACCAATCTTTTCTTCAATTAGTTTGTCTCCAACAGAAATCTTCCCCTTAATTGCTTGATTGTCAGACTCTGAAGAAAATAACTTTATTACTGTTGAAGAATAAAACTTAGTTGCCTGACCTCCAGATGGTTGTTGACTAGTATACATTGCATTAATATTATTTCTAGATTGTGAAATAAGAATCAACAAAGTAGGCTTAACTTTATTATTTGCATAATTTAACATTTTCCAAGCATTACTAAAATCTCTAGACTCTGCACCTATCTGTTTTGTATTTTCTAATTGTTTTAATTCATCCGAATCTTTTTCAAAATATATTGCTGGTAGCAAAGAAGTAATACTATCAACAACAATTAAATCAACACCCGCTTGCATCAAATTTGTTGCAACATCAACCATATCATTAATAGTTCTTGCTTCAGAATAAATAAGTTTTTCTGGATCTACTCCAAGAGATCTAGCCCACTCTTCTGAGTACGACATTTCTGCATCTATCCAGGCACATACTTTACCTTCTTGCTGTGCTAAGGCTATTGTTTGTAAACATAAAGAAGATTTTGCACTTGATTTACTTCCCCAAATCAATACTTGTCTACCATATGGCAACCCACCATTTAATGCCTTATTTAATCCATGGCTTGGTGTCTGTTGATATTCAACATTAATTCCAACACCATTTGCTAATTTTTTACGAATTCTTGGATCTAGTTGTGATAATACATCATCAATTGTTACTGTCATTTATTATATCCTCCATTATTTTAGTTCCATCTTTTGTTTCTCCAAAAGTAAATTTATAATGATTTCCTTCTTTAATATGCATGTATGCTTTTGCGAAAGCAGTTGGAAATACTGTAATTGGATGCAAATCTCTATTACTATCTGCAAGAGTTAGTAGTGCCATCTTTTTACCTGCTTTAGTTGTCCTTGGTTTAAAAGAAATAACATAGTATTGTTCATCAGCATATGGCAACATTTTATAATTTAAAAATTTAACTAATGGATTTGTAGATAATCTTAATTCTTCTACTGGAACAGCAGTAACAATTCTATTATCAGATGCTAATAATAAATAAGTTTTACCGCTTTCAATAGTTGTTTGTTCATCGTCAAAAATTCCAATAGATCCAGTTTTATCTAATATTTCTACTCTAGACCAACCCTTACCTCTTTTAATAGACTTAACCATACCCATTAAAATAAAAGAACCTTTTTCTTCAAAATCACAAACTTCATTAATAAATGCATGATAGTGAGATGGAATGGTAATATTAAATTCTGGAAGATTTAAAAACTCATAAAGATTATTTTTAATCTCTTCATCATTTCTTGGGTTATCAGAAAATGTTGCTGCACCGACTAAACGCAAAGCATTTAGGGCTCTACTATTTACACCATTGCCTTTTGTAAAGGTAAACTCTTCTAATTCTTTATAAGATTTAAACGGACGTGCAGCAATATATCTATCGGCAATTGTATTAGAAATATATTTAATTGCAGATAATCCAAACCTAATACCTTTACCCTCAATTTTAAAATCCTTATCAGAGTCATTAATATGAGGTAACTTAATTGGAATATTCATTCTTTTTGCTTCAATTAAATATTCAGTTCTGTTGTCTGGATCTTTTTCATTTTTTAATAAAGCAAACATGAACTCCAGTGGATAATAATATTTTAACCACGCCGTCCAATACGAGAGAGTAGAGTAAGCAACTGCATGGCTCTTATTGAACGAGTAGCCCGCATGCGCTTCGAAATCATGCCATAAATCACGAGCAATATTGGGACTAATAAAAGTAGAAGCGCCATTGACAAATTTTTCCTTAAACGCATCAAATTCCCTCGCATTCTTTTTCTTACCAATAATTTTTCTTACTTGATCAGCCTCAGACATTGTCATTCCACCTAACTCAACACACGCCTGCATAACTTGCTCTTGATACAAAATACAACCATATGTATCTGAGGTAATCTCTTTAATTTTATCATGTAAATATGTAACTTTTTGTTTACCATGTTTACGTAAAATATAATCTTTTCCAATTGTATTCATGGCTCCTGGTCTAACAAGAGCATTTGATGCAGCAAGTTCAGATAAATTCTTAACACCCATTTTAACTAAAAGATTTGTATATGGTGTTGCTTCACATTGAAATACGCCTTTAGTATATCCAGAAGAAAGCATTTCATATACTTTTTGATCCTCTAAATCAACGTTAAGTAAATCAATCTTTTTAAATTGTCGCTTTTCAATTTCAGAAATTGTATCTTGAATGACACTTAATGTTTTTAAACCAAGTGCATCTATCTTAATAAGTCCAATCTTTTCAGCCTCTTCCATGTCAACTGCAACAACAGGAATACGCTCATTAGAACCAGGAGAAGAGCGGGTTTCCAACGGTGCGTACCTAAAAATAGGATTTTTACTAGTGACAACCCCAGCAGCATGAATGCCAGTACCTCTAATACGACCACGTAATTGCTCTCCTAACTTTTCTATTTCTGGATATTTATCTCTAAACCATTGAGTTGTTTTACTTGTACAGTACTCATCCCAAGTATCAACTAATTTTAATACTTTGTTTACATCTGGCAATGGTACGTTTAATGCTCTAGCAACATCTCTAACAACACCCTTATCTTTAAACTCTAAAAATGTTGCAATTGATGCAACGTGTCTATATTGTTTAACAAGATAATCTTTTACTTCGTCACGACGAGAATCTTGAATATCGGTATCAATATCTGGAAAGTCATTACGGTCTGGATTAATAAATCGGAAAAATAAAAGACCGTGTTCAATTGGATCAATTTCAGTAATTCCTAATAGATAACAAAGTAAAGATCCAGCAGAAGAACCTCGACCTGGACCAACCATGATACCTTCTTTTTTTGCCCAGTTAATCATATTACTTACAACAAGAAAGTACGGAGCAAACTTTTTTTCTCTAATTATAGAAAGTTCTTCATCTAATCTTTGTTCATAAATATCATTGCCAAGCCAATTAGAGTTTAATTTTTTTTCTTCTAATCCAGCAAATGCTAAATTTGCTAATTCTTGATCTGGATTTTTATATTGAACTGGTAATAAATTTAATTTTTCTTTAATATTATAGTCTTCAACTTTATTAGCAATCTCATTAGTATTTTCATAAATATCTTCTCTATAGATATCATGCTTTAACATATCATTTTTGATTTCTTCATATGAAAGCAAGTGAATATTAAATTTATTAAAACTCATCATTCTTTCTCTGCCATATAAATAATCTAAACGTTTCATCATATCTTTATATGATTTAGATTTTTCATAATTAACATTTTTTTCTAATTTTGCATGAGTATTTAAAATTAACATCAACTCTTGTATTTCTTTTTGTGAGATATCGGCATGATGACAATCTGGAGTTACAATTGATTTAACCTTAAACTCGTCTGCTATATCTAATAATGCTATATTGACTTGTGCTGGATTATGTGGCATTACTTCTATATAGTAGTCTTCTCCAAAAACTTTTTTAAACCATTCAATTCTTTCTTTTGCAATAGCATAATTATCTGATTCAATTGCTTTTGCTACAATTCCACTAAGACAAGCAGAAGTAACAATTAATCCTTTATTATATTTTTCTAAAATTTCAAAATCAAATCTTGGTTTTCTAAAATATCCTTCAGTCCAAGCAATTTCATTAATTTTATTTAAATTTTCTAAACCTTCTTCATTTTTGGCAAGAAGGACTATATGGTTATAAACAGAATCTAATGGCTCAGTTCTTTCTGCTTTTTCTCTACGATCATGACGATCATTTGTCATATAGCCTTCTATGCCAAGAATTGGCTTGATGCCCCTTGCTTTTGCTTCACGAGCAAATTCACGATGTCCAGATAAAGTGCCATGATCTGTTATTGCTAAAGAATTCATTCCTAGCAATACAGCACGATCTAAATATTCTGCTGGAGTCGCAACACCATCCATTAAAGAATAGTGAGTGTGGACATGCAAACCTGTATATCCCATATTACCAATCTGCGTTGGTAGATGAGGTAATAGATGGTGAGTCGTATCCTAAATAAAAGGATTCTTGCTCTGCATATGGAACACGCTTAAGGGCCATTTCAAGTGGATATGGTGTAATTGATGACCAATCAAATGGCTCTTTATCAGGAGATGATGGAATTAGAGTGTAACTAGTTTCAGTACCCTGACCATTTCGCTTTAATTTCCAAGTAAGGTTAGAGATACTTCCTGTCTCTAAAGCATATTCACGAATAGTGTTAAAAGATGATTGCTTACTAACACCCATAGACCAAATTGCTACATATGGTGCTTCAATACCGTCGTCGACAAGTACGTTGCAATAAAAACGCAAACGTGCTCTCCATCCAGCCTTTGGATCTTTTCTGTGCATTTCTTCTGCCCAGTCACGACCTTCTGTATCCATAGTGTCTACAGCCTTACGCTTATAGTCTTTTGGATTTGTATGTTCTTTGACTACTAATGCTAAACCTCTGTCTGCATTATAGTTAGATGAATCTTCATCTAGTTCTTCAATGAAACGGATTTTTACTGATTGTCCGTCAGCCAATTTTAGCCAACGTACTTTTGGTGTATCTGATTTTGGTTTATCGAGCAGGGCGTTGATATTTTTTAGTCCCTTAATAACGCTCATAGTTTTCTCCTTTGTTCGTATGTTTAGTTTAGCATAGAAGATATAGATTTGTCAAACTGAAACTCTAAATTTTTTATTGCCTGATCATCCATATCTCCTATATCCTTATATTCTTTATTAAGTTGTATAACAGAAACACGAGATTTAAGTTTTTCAATTATCTTATTTTTCATATTTCCGCCTGCTTCATCATTATCTGCAATAACCATAATATCATTAAAATATTTTTGAAGCAATTCTATTTGTTGTGTAGACACATTAGCCCCAAGTGTAGCAACTGCTGGCAATCCTACTTGATCTAATCTTATTACATCAAATGAGGACTCAACAACATATACCCTATTGGCTGTTTTTACTCTATTAATATTAAATAATGTTTTTGATTTTGGTAAACCTGGACTATTTTTAAACTCTTTGCCTTCAATAGACCTTCCAACAATTCCTATACAAATGCCAGTGGCAGTATGTACAGGCACGACCACCATATCCTGTTTTTCTGAATATCCAAGTTTAAATTTAACAATTGAATCTTTTGTAATTAGTCTTTTTTCAAAATATTTAACTGCTCTTTCTGACTTTAATGCTTGCTCATTTAATTTATCTATTAATTCAGAGTCAAACTCTATAAAATCTTTTTTTTCAATAAGTTTTTTTGACACTAACTGCTCAATATTTTGCTCTTGCTCTTTTGATTTTATATATCTAACACTTTCAAAATATGTGCGATTACTTACATGCATAACTAAATCTATTAGAGTTGCTGTTTCTTGACAAGAAAAACAAAAAAATAATCCTGTAGTTTTATTTACTTCTGCAGAGGCTGTTCTAAAATTATTATGATATGGACAGAAGATCATAAAATCTCCTTCCATTTCAGACTTAGTGTCTATACCGCATCCATTAAGGACTCTTTGTACTTGCTCTCCCGTATATATATCGGCTTGTGCTCGTTTATTGCTTCTATACATTCTAACTGTTCCTTGTCTAATTTTACTCCGTATAATGTAATTTTTATAGTAAAGTTATTTTTTTTATTATTATATTCAGTTGTAACATCTGGATTTATATCTATTCTTGGCACATATGAGGCAATTCTCATTTGTGACTTTAATAATCTTATGTATTCATCTTTAATTCTAGGGACAGCAAGGTCATCGAGAACGACTCCCTCGATTGAAAACCCTTTAATTTGTTTATGATGAAAGGACATACTTTATTATACATTATTATCTTCATAATCTTTATACCTATAATATCCTTTATCAAAATCTACTTGAACTAAAAACTCTCCCATAAAACCATTTCTATTTTTTCTAAAAACACATTCTATAATATCACTATTGGCAGCACGACCAAGGGCTAATACCCAGTCAGCATCGTATGCTATTTGTCTAGACCATGCTGTTTGACCAAGAGTAGGAACTGTTTCAAGTTTTGTTATGTCATCGGGAGTTGCAGATGAGATAGCAATAATAGGAACCTTTTGACTAATTGCTAATAGTTTTAATTCTCTTGAAAGATTTTTCATTCTTACCGTTTCGCTTTCAGCCTTTTGGTTAGAATTCATTAATTGCATGTAATCAACAATAACAAAATCAGGACGGTATTGATTTATTTTTCCACTAATAACAGATGGAGTTACATCTCCACCACTATCGTTAGAAATGATATGAAATTCTGGCTTACCTTGTAATTTGTTTTGATGCCAAGATTTAAACATATCCAATTCAACCTCACCATTACTTAATTTACGATGAGACCAAACTCCTTCACCCATAATTGCGTAAGTTCTATTTCTAACTTCAGTTTCGGACATTTCAAGACTAACAATTAATGGAGATCTTCCTTGCTTCCACGCTTGTACTGCAAAATAAAGAGAAAGCCAAGATTTGCCAATTCCTGGATATGCTAGAAAAACACCAAGTTGTCCTGGCATGATTCCAGATGGGAGGTAATTGTCAAACCCTGGCAAACCTGTTCTTATGCCAACCATGCCCTGGTCTTTAAGTTTTTTAGTATGAATAAAGTGTGCTATTGCATCTTCTAAATTTGTGGCATCAATATCTTTTATTGCTGAAGTATTTTTCTTTAATTCTGAAGTTTTTGTAATTAATTCTTGTAAGGCAATATCACCATTTCCATTTTGAACATCTCCCGCTGCAGATCGCAAAATATCTTTTAATGTATTATTAAGATAATGTTGTTGTAATTCCTCAAGGTGATATTTTGTTGCACCAAAATCTTTTGCTGGTTCAAAATCTCTAAACTTTTCAACGACCAAAGACAAAGGCGGTACCATAGCGTTTACATCATGATATTTTTGTATAAACTCTAATATGTCTCCATGAGTTTGCATCATTGTTCTTGCTTCAGACTGCATTAAAACATAAAACTGCTTATCTGTAAGAACAGCGGTAATAAGTTTTGACTCTATATCATTCACTTAACCACCTCCTTGCTAAAATTCTTCTTTGAAATCTTTCTTCTTTATCTTTATCAATTTCTATAATATTTTTGTAAATTTTATCAGCAGAATATACAAAATGTGACCAATCATGCCTTGAACTATTTAAAAAATAATACTCAATCATGCGATAACACATTGGTAAGGTATAAGAATCTATTAAATCTGATGAAGCCCATTGCTCTATATTTCTATTATAGGTTGGACTAATACTATATACCTCTTTGTATAATTTGTCATACCTACTAAGCAATGAATGCCTTTCAGCAACACTACTTTTTCTAGGCATTACTCAGATAATTCTTTATTTGCTTCTGTTATTTTTTGTGTTAATTTATCTTCAACAAATTTATACACTCGCTCAAAAGCATCGTTAATATTTTCGCCATCTCGACGACTATCTGTAACTCCTAAATCAAGTCTTAATGACTCAAAGTTACCTAAGTTTTTTGTGTAGCCAAGTGTTACTGTTACTTTAGTGTCTTCGTTATTCATTACCCCTCCCAAGGGCTAGTTAATTGACTCATTCCAAATTGGAATAAATCTTCCATCTTCAGTTTTTGTATAAGTAAGTATACCATCACCCATTCTTCGTGTCAACTCTTGTTTTGTAGGAGTCATATTATTTGTTATCAAACCGTCCTTTCTTGGTTTGCCAATATGGGTACTTGCAAGTATATCACGAATCTCTTTAACTTGCGATTCAGAATAATATGCACGAATTTTAAAACCACGCTTACCATCAACAGTCATTCCTGTTGGTGGAGGAATAACACCACGCTTTATTAAACTTGGCATATATTTTCTATGCCTATTGACAAGATGTGCCGTTTCTGATATAGTATACGCTCTTTCCCTTTTCTTTTTAAAATCTAAAATAAAACAAATTTCTATTCTATCTTTATTAACATTTTGTAAAGCAACGGTTCCATCAGATCTATTATAATGATGAATTTTTACTAAATCATTATTTAAAAACCAAACAGTTTGTTTGCCTTTTATGATAGGCGATTTGTTGTACTCTTGGCTAACAATTTTTCCTTTTGAAGTAGCCATGTTCCCTCACTCGATGCACTAGGTGGATTATAAAATTTTCTAGAGCCACAACATAAACAAAACACTTCTAAATGTTCTGGTCTAGTATAGACCCTATCAATAAACATTCTTTTTTTACATTTTTCACATTTAATCATTAATTAGGAACACCAACAATAATTAAGTTTACACCAATAGATAGATCTCCTCCAGATGCAAACTTAATTACTCCGTCAACCCTTGATGTTGTAATTGATGTTAAAACAACTGTTGTATCTTTTCCAGAGGATGTATTTCCAACGTTTACGATAGATGCTGTAACAATTGGAGCAAATTTAAACTCTGGAAATGTAGAACTAAATGTTTTTTCTGAAGCAGCCGTTACTGTAGCATTATTGTAAATATTTTCGTATTTTGCAATAACCTTTAAATCTGCTGTTTTTAAATTTTGTTGTCCAGCGGTAAAGGTGTCTACGGCAGAATATTTATATGTTGCGGAAGAAACTTGAGTTGCTAAATCATTAACTGCCTCTGCCATCTTGTATAAATATGTTACATCAAGTGGCTGTCCTCGTTCTGGTAGTGGTATTTTTGCCATTATTTCCTCCTATTAAAGTATATCATTAAACTGTGTGTGGTCCATCTGCATAAACTAATAAAAAATTTGAATTTCTAGTTATTGGAGTTCCTTTTAAATATATTTCAATAGAAACTTTATTTGGTGCAGAAGCCTGAGTAATACCATTTATTTTATATGTTGAAGGTATTGGGAAAGATACATTTGTTCCTTCTAGTCTTTCTTTATATATCCAATCTCCATTGTCTCCTCTATCCCACCTAATCCAAACATCATACTCATTGGCCTGTCTAATTTCATTATCTCCAATATTTATTTCTACTGCATCCCAGGCAAAACTTGCAATAGAACCATTTTTATTAAAAGTAATAGAGCCAGAATTAAATGTATATCCAGGTTCAATTATATTAACTGGAGACCAGTGGGAATATCTATTTCTATCTTCTGATATAACTCTATATCTCACCACATATCCTTCTTTATCTACAATCATTGGTGGAAGGTTTACATTTTTTATTCTAAATTTTTTTATTTGTTGTGCCATTAACTAACTCCTACAGAAAATCTAAATTCAATATAATTACTTGTATTAGAGGTTTTAATAATTGTTTCTGCCGTATCATTTTGAATAACAGCATAACCAGTTAAACCATAAAGTGGATTTGCAGCACTAACATTTTCTAATCTTAAGGCATCTAACATTATGTAAAAATCATCAGTTACAACTCCACCATCTTTAATACATGAATAAATATTAATTGTATTTACTGAATTCCAAGTAAAATCATTTGTTGTGTATAATTCTTGTAACTGTTTTGTTTTTATAAAATATCTATTAGTTGAAAGATCAACTACTGGACTGCCGACGCCATTTGTTACAGTTGTTTCAAATCTAGCAAATTTAGAAGTATCTGATCCAGTAAACTCAATCATAATTTTTGCTTCATCTGGAATAGTTAATGATTCACCATCTTTATTAATAATTGAAAATGCTAATCTTAATTCATCGATAGGAGTATTTTTAGAAAAATCTAAAGAAACGCCATTAATTTTTATATATTTTGGATTTGAGCCAACTACAAAATGTCCACCACTTTCTGTAATATTACAAGAGTCTCCACGCACAACTATTACGTTATTTAAAAATCGACACCTTTCATATCGTGCTGCTCTTTCTGGATTAAAAAATATTCTATTATCTGTATTAGTTTTAAATATATACTCTGAGGTTTCAATAATATCATCATTTGCAGATCCATCAAGTGGTCCAGCAATTGTTGTTATTTCATTTCCAGTTTCATTAGTCCAGGTTTCTGCTGAAGAAAAACCTATAACTGTCTTACTATCATAAGATCCTGCAGATGGATTTGCACCCGCAGAATAAACACCAACTTCGGAAATCTCATATCTTTCTTCTGTTGGTAATTCTGCTGTTAAAACTATTTTTGAAATATTATTTTCAACAATATATCCTTTAGAGGTAATAGGAACACGAAACATCTCGAACTCAAGGTTTTCCTTATTGGAATAGTCTTCGGGGCTGCTAGAGGTATCTAAAGGCTTTTTACCGCACCCTACGGCTATATAAGAGGCATAGGATGGAGCCTGTCCAAGTAGGT